ATTATGGACAGATGATATTAAGAAAGCGTATGAAGATAGCAAACCTGAACCAGAAGAAGAATCTGGAGAATAATATGTGTAAATGCTGTAATTGTAAAAATTGTAATTGTTAACTAAACAGGAGAAAGAAAATGGCTAAAAAACAAAATCAAAAGCCAGTCTTATTAATGTTAAATGGTGTTGAATATGACGTCAATAAGGACTTTAATGATGAACAAAAGCAAATGTATCTTCACTTGCAAAACATAGAGGATAAGATAAATTCTAATAACTTTATTCAACAGCAACTAGCTGTAAGTAAAGATGGGTTTATTAGGTTGTTAGAAGAATCACTTGCAAAAGGACAAGCAGAAGAAGAATGATCATCAGATGTGCCTATGACCATGATGTAGTAATCCACTTTAATAATAAAAAAGGGATGATTAAAAAAGTGAAGTTGGCTGATGGAACTTTTACTACATTAACATATCCAGGAAGTAAAAACTACTTTCTTAGAAATGGTGAGAACATTATTAAAAAAAGTGACTCATTTAAAACCATTGAAGAAGCATATGTGAAGGAGTGTGAAAATTTAAAAGACTCTGATGGTCATGGTCGCATTGATATTGTAAAGCATAAGATAGTTAATCACAAGGTGGTTGAACGATGAAAAGCCCTTTATCAAAACTTGTATCTTGGCAATTAAAAACAGGGCAACTTGATGGATGGACTTCCTACCACATTGCCGCTGGGGCATTTCTATGTAAAGTATTCCAGTGGTGGGGATGGTCTGATTTTTGGTGTGTGATGGGTGTATTTATTATTGGTGTGTTATGGGAAGTTTTTGAATACTATATAGAAAATTGGAAACCTTATGGAAGTAAAAGAAGATGGGTATATAATACCCTTGCAGATATTATTGTTGAAACTAGCATGGCATGGTGGATGGTTATATGAATATTGAATATGAAGTAGATTATGAAATTAGTACAAGTTATGATATTTCTGTTGTTTACACTTTCATCCCTTAATTGTTCTGGGGGTTGGAGTGTTGGAGGTTGGGAAATAACACCAACAGATACAAATACAGTTTTTATAGAAATAATGGACAAGGATTCTATATTGCATTATTACCATCATAGATTGTACCCAACTCAAAATTGGTGCTGGATTCATAACCAGTTTGAGGATGTTGTAAGAATTGAAAACTAAAACATTGAATGATGAGTTACAAATTCACATATCAGTTAAGTGGATGGTACAAATACTTATTATGGTGTTTACACTAACAGGAGCATGGTTTACAATTAATGCAAACATAAATGATAATACAAAAGAAATAGAAAGCATCAAAGAAGCACTAATTGAATTTGAAGAAAATCTTGATGAAAGAATGAAACCCTTGGAAGCAGAAAGAGAACAA